TCGTTCCTCAAGCTCACGCGGTTTTCTGTTTTCAGCCATTTGCGGCCTCCAATTTGATTTTTTCGGCAGCAAATTGCTCCGGTGTTAAGTTAAACTTCTTTGCCAAGTTGAGTTCTCCAGGGGATAACCTAACTCGTTTTGCGGACGTAGTCCGTGTAGCTGGTGCAACCACCGAGCTTTTCCGGCTAGGCCGGTCATCTTGTTCCTCTGCGTTCTCAAATCTCTCTGGGAAGCGCTTACGGATTGTAGTATTTAGCCGATTGTAATACTCTTGCGATGAAATCCTGACTCCCTCACGCCGCATCTTCTCGTGAAGACCCAGAGCCAGGCTAGTCATTTCCTCATCTTCCCCAAACCAAGGGTTTTCTTGTTGCCAAGCAACCGCAGATGGATCTTTTGGAGCCTCCTGAGTACGGGGTTGAGGCGTTTGTACCACAGTTTCTTGGTCTTCAACAGGCTGAGGACGGAAATTTCTTACTTTATCAATCTTTAATGTTGCTTCCGTAAGACGCTCCTGGGCCTCCATTACCCTATCAGTATCGCCTGAGTCATAGGCTTCCCGATAGGCTTTTTTGGCTTGATCCAACTCCATCTCAACAGTCTTAGTGACTGAAAGAAGGACATTCTTTTCGCTGCTATTCAAATTGGACTTGAGCCTTTTGTTCTCATCCATTAATTTTTTAGCAAATTCCACGGCTTCATTTTGTTCACGCAAAGCCGCTTCTTTTTCCCTGCGCTCGTCATGCGCAAGTTTCTTCATTTGAAGAAGTTTCTTTTTAACTTTGGTAGAGTAATCCTCTAGCTCATCGTTATAAAGTTCTTCTTTGATCTTCTCAGGCAAGGGTGCTTTATTGCGATCTTCAGGAGGTGTTTTATCCTCTACCTCAACAATTATTTCATCGTCATTATCTTTTGAGTCATCTTGCTCATCAGGAAATTTGTAATCGGACATATTGGCTCCTTATTTGCGGCGGATACCGCGTGGATCTTCAACTACACCCTCGACTGAGTCATCGTTAATTACACGAAACTCTTTGCCGTGAATGATTAGCCGGGTTCCTGCGTGTGGTCTAACTAGGATAAAGTCGCCTGCTTTGCAGTATGGGCCAGATGGGAATCGGGTTGCATCTTTATAGCAGTCCGGTCCTAAGTCCACAACGAACAATACCGTTGTTAATAGCTCTTCGTTACGAATGGCTTCATCGGATTTGAGTAATCCAAGTTCACTTTCGTATTCTTTTTCCACTTCTGGAATTGCGCACAAAATGCGGTAGCCGGACGGCTTTGGTAGTTGCCTGGCTTTTTGTTCCGCGCCCTTGTTCAGTATCTGAGACAAGTCCACGGCCTTAATTAAATCTACATCACTCATCGTCATGGGTTTTCAATCTTTCTTGTAGGTCTGAGATAAATAAACGCGCAGTGAGCAGACCTTTAACCTCGCCACACGCCTTCTTGTACTCCGCATAATCACCAGCGTTGCCATCCGCTAGAGACTCTTGGAGTTGGGATACTTTGTCATCTATCTTTTTAGATAGATGTGTTAAATAATTATCAATCATTGTTTACGTCCAATAATGTTACTTATCATTCGCTGCTGCTCTAATTGATTATGAGCATCCAATTCTTTTTGAGACTTAACATAATCAGTTTGAATCCTGGTCATGTCAATTTCCTTTTGGGTTTGGATGCGCTCACGTTCAATCTGTTGCTGGCTTGCTCTTAGCTGTGCATCAGTTTGGTCTTTCTGCTGTTTACGTTGTTGCTCAGCACCCTTGATCTGTATCTCTTGCTGCTGGATTTGAACCAGAGGATCTTGAGCCATCTGTTGGTTTTGAGCTTGCTGTGCTTCAGCGGTATTGGCCTGCATGACTTGCGCGCTTGCCTGGGCAACCAGCCGTGATAGTTGGACTTCAACATCATCGGGCAGATGCTCATTTGGCGGCGGCAGTGGTACGCCCATTTGTTTCTCTATCATTGTGCGATAGTGGAAGCCCAGGTGGTCTGCAATGTGAGATTGCAATGCAGCCATGATCATATTGGCCTGTGGGTTTTGACCAATAGTCTTCATCACAAGAGGATCTTGCATGAACATTTGGTGCGCTGCAATATGAGCTTGCTGGTCCTGAGTGATAAACGCCTTTAGAGGTTTTCCATTCAATGCATTCATGTTCTCGCTAATAGGATCTACCGGCATTTCATCATCGGGCAGAGGTACTAGCTTTTCAGGATTCTTAATCCCCAAAACATCTAGCATCTGGCGGTGAAGCTGAGGCAGGTCATAGATCTGTGGAGCTTGCTGAGCCAGTTGAATGACTGCCTGGTACTGCACAATCTTTTGCGCCATCGTTGCGGCGTTTGGATCGGAGACAGGGATAACTGCAACTAGGTCATAGTCAGACCTCTTGGCTTTAGGAGATCCTTCTTCTGGCTCATAGTCGTATTCAGCCGGTGTGTAATCGCGGATGATGTCGCGCAACAGCCCCAACTCTTGTTTGAATGAGTAATGAATACGCGCCTGGACGGCAGTCATTACCTTTAGCGTGCGCTCAAGGATAGCTAGGGTAGTACCAACGGGAGAGTTGGCCGACATGTCCGCAACTTGTATATCAGCAGCAGAAGCAAACTTACGGCCCTCATCTACGATCTTGTCAAGCAGCATTGCCAGCACTTGGCTTGGTTCCTTGTAAGGAAGAGCCATAATGTTCTCGGCAATAGTCCCGCTGGGTACGTCAACATCCCTCCACTCGGCTGGTCCGATAGGTGTATCGTCGCCCTTTACACGAAGACCGCGTGTTTTAAAGCCTCCAGGTAGGTTTGCAAGCGTGCCGGCGTCCACTAACTGGCGAAGAATGGAAGTTCCAGACTTGGCAAACGCTCCTACTAGGTGGATAAGACCAAAACAGTAGAAACCAAAACCAGGAACATAGCCGTAATGGACAAAATGCTGGCGTTTAGTCTTTAACTTATCGTCTTTTTCCCAGTTACGGCGGATAGCCAGACATTTATTGCTGCCTTTTTCAATCGTAACGATATAAGGCAGGGCAATTCCAGTCTCTTCCCCGTGTTTGTCCGTATCTTCATACCCTTCAAGGTCCAAATTTACGTTCATCTCAAGGATTTTGTAGCGATCATCTGACTGAGCGCGAAATCCCATTTTCTCGGCGATCTTTTTCTCTATTTCATCCAAGTTATTATCTGGCTCACCCAGATCTATGTCTGCATAAAAGCCGGCAACTTGTAGTTTGCGCAGTTCATTTTCTGTTTTACGCATGATGTGCGTAACGCGAGGGGACGTTTGCAGGTCCGATGCTCCGTAAGGGACCACAAGGTCTTCAGCCGTAACAAAAATAGATGTCTGGCGGTCTAAGCTTGGGTCAAAGTACACCTTCTTGAAGGCATTACCAGCCAGTCCCAAGCCCCACAACATGCGCTCATGCTCAGGGCGGAACTCTGTCATTACATCTGTCAGTTCATAATTCATATCAGCAGCCACGCGAGTAGCAGCTTGCTTCTTTTCTGGGGTTTCTTTGCCGATAATCTGAGTCTTCACAGGGCCAGCAGCCGGGAAGGTACTCATCATTATCTCGGCCTGGAACTTAACCACAGCCTCAGATAAAAGAGGATGGTAAACCCCGCAAGCTCCTATCCAAGGATCAGCCCGCTCCTCAATCTTCATTCCCAGAAGTTCAAGGCCATCGACGTAAGTCTGCATCCAGTCTTTACGAGAGTTAATGTCATCGTCAAAATCACTAAGCAGGTCAGAGACCAAACTAGAAACAACATCGTCAGGGAGATGCTCAACAAGGTTAGCTTCAAAGTCATCTTCAACGCTCCCTATTTGAATCTCAACATCACCAGTCTTTATAGTTACTGCCTCTGGATCTTCAATCTCAATTTCAATGTCTGGTTCAGCCAGTGACTCAATACCCATAGGTGCAGCGTAAAGTGATTTTTCAATGGACATATCAATCCTTAGTAATAAGATGTCTTGCGCCTGAAAGCGCGGATCTCGTCTTGCTCATCTGTCTGCAAACGAATAAAGCCGCCTTTTCTGAACCTGATTAATGCCTGGGTAGCGGAGTCAACCAAGTCATCATTCTCTGCGTTAGGGAAAGCGGCCATCTCTTCTATTAGCTCGTCGGCCCATCTTGTAGACGGAGCCCAGACCTTTCCACTAGCAAACAGATCAGCTACAGAGTTAATCCTCACCATCTTATCATTACCCCTGCTGGGCGTAAACTCTTGGACAGGGAT